CACTGCCCTAAGAGAATCATTACTAAAACCTCCAAGAGTACTCTTGTTAGAGAAGGAAGATGCATCATAGTTCCAGAACTGACCACGCATTGCAATGCGAAGATTAAAGTCAGCACCTTCCCAGAAGTTAGTAGGATCAATTGGTTCAATGTCTGCAAACTTTGGCTTCATTGCCTCAGTAATTTTTTCAAAGATTTTAGGACCAAAGCGATAGATGAAAACCTTACCTTCATTTTGAGGATTAGCAGGATCACTAATCACATAAATGTTAGAATAGTAGTTCAGTTTACGCTTGCGAGAAGAAGCAAGTGCTCGATTGTTGTCTTGCTTCGTTGCCCAAAGTTCGCTATTAGCATCACAAACAGGGCACTTACGACCAAGAGTAGTTGGGCACTCTTCAATAAAGTAACGGTCATTTACCTTAAAGGAGTGAGTAAATCGCTGCACCCAAGGAAGATCGTTTCCATGAGAAGGTGGAAGGAATCGGATAACTGCACTACCAACATTACCTTTACCCATGGCAGGCTTCCAGATTCGTTCGTCAATATACCCACTCTTGGCATCAAGAGACGAAGTAAGTTTCTCAAGAAGGGAACCTTGAGACTTCAGTGCATCAAAAGACATTCGTGTTTCTCCGTGTTAATTCGTTGTGTGTGTTGTGGTGTCAACTGGATTATCATACCAGATGAAGTGTGGGGTGTCAACCCCCCTCAATAGTCTTTTTCATGTTGTCCAATGAATCTCTTGCGACTTGGAAAACCTCTGGTCCAATTTGGACTGGAGGAAGTCCCATTTGTTTAGCAGCAAGTCTGAAATTTTCTTTCATCATCTCACTATCGGGATCATCGCACAGATTTACCCGTGTAAACAAAATTTCCTGCATCTCAACCAAGCGATACAATTTATCTACAATCTCAAGTTGCTCTTCCTTAGAAGTATTCTCATCAAACATTGCAGATCTTGTATAAATTTCTTTATACAATTCGTTCATCTCTTCTAGTTCTTTACGAACAATTTCTGATGTAAATAAACTCATAACTTTTTTAAAACTAATTCTTTAACTTGCTCTGGACTTCCTTGCAAAAAAGGATCGTACTTTTTAAGTGTAAATGAAAGTGGTTTCCAAATTACATCAGTACTTAATATGTCATCATAACGTTCAATAAACCCAGTAAGTCTATTTAACATGATAAGAGTTTCCATCATAATTCTACCACCAAGATAGAGTTTTAGCAAATCTGAGTGTCCATTAGAGCATTGAAATGCGTCATTCAAACTTCCAGAGCGTTCAATGATAGCATCAAGATCAGTTAAAAACAAATAAGAAATACTTTGCATCTTACGATTCCATTCTGCAAAGTTATTATCATTCATTTGCAGAATATGGAAATTGGAATTAACCAAAAAGTTAGATACAAAGTATTTTATAGTTTGCTCTTTATCATATTTGAGTGATATCTTTTCAAAGAAATAGATATCATTTCTTGTAGCAAATTTTTCTTTGCTAACTTTTACTTCACCCTGATACTTAAAATAATCATATGTTTTCCTACTAAAGTGCGTTTTCAACGCAACATAAGTAGTGTAAACTTCAAAAGAATCCATGATTAAATAGGCAAAACACCTCTTGTTGTTTTTTTAATGTAGTTAAGACGAGTTGCTTCAGCTTTAATCTTTTCCTTCAATGAAGGGGCAATTAATTTCACAACTGATTCAACTTCAATATCTCTGCTCTCGCAAAAATCAACAATAGCTTCAATGTAATTGATAGTCTTATTGCTGTTTTTCACAAGAGTCTCAATCGTCATTGAAAACTTGTTTTTATCCATAAAGTTATCGTCAATTAATTCATTAATACTTTTACCTGTTTTGATGGGCATCTTTATACTCTGCAATGTATTCTATTAGCAGAGGCACATAGTCATCAGTTTTTTTAAGAAACACTTGAGTTTCTCCGGTTTGACAGGTAATTAATGTAGCAATCTGATCGACCTTAATTCCAGAACGCTCTTCATACATTTTAGCATACCCTGTTTCTTGAACAAAATAGTTCTCAATCCAGGATTCTTGTTTCAATTTTGCTGAAGTTTTAAAGTCAATAATAGACAAAACTCCATCGAATTCTGCAATACAATCTACTCTACCAGCAATACCAAACTCATGACTATACAGTGGTGCCTCTTGGAAATGAATGTTGTTGATGCGATTGTACATGCTTTTTGCTTGCTTAAATAGCATCAACGCAAGAAACTTATCCTTGTATTTAGTGAGGTCCAGATCGTTGTTCAAATAGTCCTCTACTATACTATGTAGTGAAGTTCCAGCAGAGGCAGCTTGATGAGAAATTCGATTTGCTTCTTCATTACCTACTCGCTTTCTCCATTCGGCAATAGAATGACGCTTTCGGTAAGAACAAATGGTAGAGATTGATGGATAATAATTTTCACCAATTTCATAGACCCTTGAACCGTTAACAGTTTTTGCCTGAACATCTTCAAGGATCAAGTCAGTTTTCACATGATTAAACATTAAATCTCCGGTTTTACTTTAAGTTTACTGAGCAGGTAAGAACGAACAAGTCCACTTCTAACAATATCGTTGACATCAAACTCAATATTAGCGAACTCTTCCATAACTTCAAGGATGTCCATGAAATCCAAGATGCCATTCTTTTCATTTGTCTTTACCAAATCTGTTTGCTGAACATCGCCTGCAAAAATAATCTTGCAGTGCTCACCAACACGAGTGATGATGGAATCTAATTCGTGGAAGTTTAGATTCTGGCATTCATCTACAATAATGATTGCATGATCTAGGGTAGTGCCCCGAAGAAATGATGTGCTCCAGAATGAAATAGTTTCTTGTGCCTTCAGATTATCATAAAGCATATCATATGCAGGATCATCTGGCATCTTAAACATATGCTCTACCATATTTTTGTATGGTATTTGATACAAGTTTGACTTGTCATCATGATCTCCAGGAAGGAAACCTATCTCTCTAGTAGGAACTAAAGAGCGTACCATGTAAAGCTTTTCATACTCAGAAGTTCCTGAAAGAATTTCTTTAAGTGCAAGGTACATCGCAATAAATGTCTTGCCAGTACCAGCACATCCATAAAGGAATAAGTTTTTACCTTCATCATATGCATCAAACACCTTTGTTTGATTATCGGTTAAAGGATTAATCTCCTTTAAATGATTGATATTGATTGGTTTTTTCCTTCTCATCTGCTTAGCAGTTGTGTTGGTGAAATCAAATTGAGTGTCCTTTCTTCTTCTTGGCATAGGGGAGATTAGTGAGTATCGATCGTAGAACCACGGTTTGCTTTTTTAATAGATTTTAGTACGTCTCTAAAACCGTCAGGGACTTTGTTTCGGATACCCGCATCTCCAACAACCCCAGGAAATGAATCATGGTATTGTTCAAGATGTGGATTATCTTGCTTGTATTTATCGAGAACAGTGAAACTCATATGAACCTCACTGATTTCTCCTGTCTCTTTATCTTTAAACTGATACGTTGGCATGATCTCCTCCATGTGATGTCCATCCCATTGCTTCTGCAACAATAGGAAACTGACCTGCAAAGATGCATTTACATTCATTTGCAATGTCCATGTGTTCTTTCTGTGTGCCGTGAGCAGAACGCAACTCAATATAATGAATCCATGAACGCACAGATCCCGTCATGTAGATACGGGTTGGCGTTGCCAAAGGCAATACAAAACGGGCACACTCCTTTGCAATTCCCTTGTCAAGCATGTTCTTGTAGAGATCCATAGCAGAAGCAAAGTGCTTCTGAATTTCAACTTCAAACTGCTGCTTTGTAAAATCATCAATGTCGTCAATAGAATTCTGACGGTTCTTTGTATCCTGACGACGAAGATCAAAGAGAGGGATCTCTTCAGCAAGCAGAGAGGAATCTGCATACCGTTGTGAGAATTCTTGATAGGTGAAACTACGGTGACGTAAAATTTGAGCTGCCAGACCCCTGGTAGTCTCGATCTCAAGCGTCATATGTGCCTGCTCAAAGACGCTCCAGTGCCCGTGTTTGATGCAATAGGACAGGAGACCAGCAACCTTTGGATTGTCCTGGTTAGAGGGGTTGCTAACGCGAGCAACGTACCCCATGGTTTTTTCAGCATCAGGGGTAGCACTAATCAATTTAACTTGCATAATACGTTTGAAAATACTTTACGATACCGTTAGGGAGAGCGTGACCTTGGGAAACCCAATCATTGCAGCATTCAGTAATCTTCTTCATGCTGTGGATAGGTTCGCCTTTTTCATCAAGCAAACCTCCAAATCGATTAAGGAGAATGTTGTAAACTTCTTGGCGTAATTCCATACGCTCGTCGTTGTAGCGCCAATCTTGTGTCATTTTTTCTTCTTAGGTGTGTTTCCCCAAAGTTTCGGATTAACCATACCATACCATGGTTCGATTGTCAAGATCTTACCATCAACTGGTTTGAGCATATCATAATATGCATCAAAAACCTTGACAATTTTAGGTCCTCTAACGTGATCACTCTGCACTTTACCATCCACTTCATAGGTAACTAACGCAGCATCAGAAGGAAATTGCTTCTTATCAATGCTACTCGGATCACAGTCGTGAGTGAACACAGTCACCCCATACTGATTCTTCAGTAAGTTTCTATCAGTTTCAGTTAAGTTGAATTGCATTGATGAGTTCTCGGATTCGGTCTTCACAGAATCCTGGATTTGATAGTCGGACTCTGTAGAAAGTTTCTTGCTCATTATGTTTCTCCTGAATGCACTTTTCAATCATGTAAATCACTCTGTCTTCGTTGACAATACTAACCATCAAATGCTCCACTGAATTTCAGGAAATGCTTCCTTTACAACTGCATGAGTAATACGATACTTAGACTGAAGGGATTTGTCTTTTACTAAACAAATAATTTCAGCTTCAGATTCGTGCAATCCTTCAAGCAATTGAATAAAAAGTTGTTCACGTTTGGAAGCTTTCAAAGAATTTGCACCTTTGATAAACCTCCAAAGTTTAGTATACTCTCTTTCAAGAACAGTGTGTTCTGTGCCAATTGGTGCATCGTTTGGGGTAAATGGAACTTCACCTTCAGGAATATCTGAAATAATATTTGGTTCAAAATTCCATTTAAATACAGACCGGAGTGCCTGTGTATTATTATCCCTAAGGATCTTAATCTTTTCTGCTTTGGTTTTTGCGTTGGACGCTTTTTTAATAACTTCAGAAATCAATAGTTTCATTAGAAATACAAAAAATAAATTTACTAATATTTAGTCTTCGGGAAAAGGATCGGAATCAAATGCATCCCGTTGCTCAAATTCAACACTAATTAGTTTTGCCATTTGAAAAGGGATCATATTACCTTGATCATCCATCATTTCCGGGTGTGGTGTAATCTGCATAGTTTCTTCGGGTTCTTCACTAATTTGTAACGTATCCATAAATGATTGGTAATACGCACTACTAAACCACCCAATTACAAATCCTAGCATAGTACCACCAATGATTAGTAGTGTAGAGAATACTAAAATTGCTGCGATGGACATCTTCTCGTCTCCCTCTGGTTTTATATCATTTTCATCCTGTTCAGGATCTTTATTACGCTTCCCCCGTAAACGCATAAACTCTTCACCTCTATTTATTGAGGTTTTTTCAGATTTATCTTCCATCAAATCAAATTATTTTCTTGAAAGTAATGAAGGGTGTCCTTAAATCCACCAATGTGTTTGGTATTAATTGAAATCTGAGGGAACGTAGCTCCTTCACCAAACTCAGCGTAGAATTGAGACTTATTAAAATCAGTTTCGTACTTATACTCTTTGTAGTTTACGTCAATACTATCAAACAACATTTTTGCTCGATCACACCATTGACAATTGTCTTTTGAATACAAAATTACTTCCATGAGATTCAGTGAGTTGCAAATAAATTTTACCAATAAAAAAGGGGTCTGTCAAGACCCCAGTTCACTCATAATAGTTTTACATTTGTCCTTATTGTTTTTACAAAAAGAACGAACGTAAGAATCAGTATCTACATCCATAGTATAATGAGCATGTGTATGTACTAGTTGTATCATAGTTAAACATCCAACCATCAATGCAACAAAGTGGCACACAGGACTACTTGCACAGCAGAGTAGATTCTTTTTAAAGTTCATAAAAAAAGGGGGTCATAAGACCCCCAGCAGAGATCAGAAGTGCCAGGTTACACCGGCTTTCGTGCCATAACCGTTGTCACCAGGACCAGCGGTGGACATCGAAACTTCGCCATAGATGCTCAGCGACTCGGTTGCAGCAACGCTACCACCAACTTTACCAGAGAAACCGCTCTCGGTGTCAGCACCATCAATTGCTACCAGCGAAGGACCGCCTTGGATGTAGTAACCCAGAGCACCTGCCTCACCGCTGTAACCGACATGGAAATCAGTTACGCTGCCATTGAAATCGCTGCCGGTGAAACCAGCATTGTTCTCAATGTTAACGTAAGGACCTGCGAACGCAGCGCCAGCGGACATGGAGAGAGCAGCAGTTGCTGCGAAAACAGATTTAATCATTTGAAATACCTCGTAGTTTTTTACTTGTGGAATGGTTACCCACAGATGTTGGATCGGATTCGACTTCCCGATCGCTTTGAAATTGTAGCACCCAATCTTCGGAGAGTAATTGAGTCTTGGATAGGTTGCTAAACTGTCACATGTGACAGTTGTAATATATGTATACAAGAAGTACACATATGCCAGGTACGGTTACCTGGCAACGGAGAGAACAGGAATCGAACCTGCGAAGGCGTTACCCCCAGCCGCTTTCAAGGCGGTGTCCTCGACCAACCGGACTCTCTCCAGGAACATTGTCGTTCCAATGCCTTACAGCATTGGCGACAATTGCAATGTTAGTGATGAGATAAGTGGCAAAAATAAAGGTGCGTAGAATAGCAACATAATCTGCTTCCTTATCATCCTTCCCTTGTTTTTCTCCAAGTGCTTTTGCCCAAATTCTCCAGAATTTAATCCGGGTATCCATCGTCATCGTTATCAGAGATTACATTGTAATTTGATTTTGTAGATGGTGTGACATAAACTTGTTCATCAGAATAAATTTCTGATTCAAGTTCAGAAACCAGTTTCTTCAACTGATTCACCAACGCCTTTAATACTACTCTATCCATCGCCATTTGTCAAGCCCCCCTGCCAGTGTAGTGGTACAGTTTGTAAACTGGTTGGTATCTGGTAATGTATTTTTCAACATGTTCATAATGTTGAAACCAACATTTCTTATTTTCAGTAGAGTCTTCCAAATAATATGGAAAACTTAGATAAGGAAACAGTTCAGATTTCCGACTGTTTTGTACTTTGATCTCCGTAGGTTTCTTCGTTCGTCGCTTGGACGTATTGACGGGCAAGGTCGATGTCTTGGTTGACTTCTTCTGCTGTTTGTTCGATGTAGATATCGTAAGTGTCTTCGATACCTTGGTTGCTGACGGAGAACTCTTCTTCGCTTTGTTTGTGGTAGTCTTCCCAGAATTCTTTGTCGTACTCTTCCTCGTAGTTGTCTTTGAGGGCAACGTTGACGAAGAAACTTTCTGGGGTTTCGCTTTTACTTTGGAAGTAGTAGACTTGCTTGATGGTTTCCGGCGGGATGTTGATACTTCTTTCTTCGGAGACGAGTTCTTTGATCGTGTCGAACGGGACTTCAAGTTTGAATTCTTTGGTGTCGGCATCTATTTTAATTTTTAATGAATCCATTTTCAATCAACCATTTACGTGTTAAGGGTGTCGGTTTGTAATCAGTCCACATTGTACCATTGGCACAGGACTCTAATGCATTTTGGGTCATTCCTTCGGTAAGTCCTGCCCACTTTGCTTCTGCTTCCCAGGGAACAGCAGACTTTGGATAGGTTTTCTCAACCATTTCACGCCAGATCTTAGGAACATCTTCTTCTGGTTTGATGATAGCAATCATACTATTATCAATAGTTCCAGCCATACAATCTTGTGCAGCGTGCCATCCCTCATGACGCATTACCGTCATAAAAACAGAAGGTCGCTTCATAAAAGCATCATTGAGATAAAAGTTATTGGTTACAGTATGATAAACGCCACGATGTCCAGGAGGAAAGTAGCGTTCGGGAGCAATGTAAACATTAACACCAATAAGAGTTAATGCATTCAGCATTCGCTGAATCTCCAATTCAACTGGTGTCCAATCGGCGTCATTATAACGCTCTTTGATCATATCAACACCCCAAACTTCACTAACATCTTCGGTACATTCTCCAAGGATCATACAACCCATAGAGTCCATAGTATAATAACCTTTTGATGGTTCTGCAAGTGCTGGTGGTGCAAATAACAGTAAAGCAATTAAGTACTTAAACATTTATACTCCAATAAACTTTTTTCAATATCAATAACTTTATATAGTTTCCCTTCAATAAACACTAGTTTCTTTTCCGGAAATGGAGCATAAAAACAAGTCCATTTAGAAGGATAAACAGTTACAGTTGCAGTTGTAATGTATGGAATCACTTTACCATGATTACCATTTTTAACAGTCTTGAATAGTCTCCAAGGACTATCAGTACTATCAGGCTCTACAAAATCATGGGTTCCAGAGTAATCAATTTCATACAACTCACCATTGGGTGATATCCAATATTCACACATACAACATTCAAGATCTTTAGTCTGAAGGTCTCCGGTAAATCCAGGTCCTAGATTGTAAGAAGATCTAACTGTGTCATATAGTCCCATGTAGTACCTCAGTAACTGCTAGATTATAATATAAAAATGAGGGGTGTCAACCCCTCTGTAACATATTAAATTATTTGTTGTAAGTGTGTCCACGATAGCAGAAGGTCCCGTGGGTTTCCTTCGGTTCATGTCCACAAACGTTATACTCAACACCACGATATGCAGTGTGAGATATTTGAGCGTCATGAAGTGCAGATGCTTTTTGAATCTGCTTCTTAATGATATTGAGGGTATTCATTTTTGTACTCCTAAAGAAATGGGTGAATTAACTCCCGTTCCTTCAGTCGTTTGCGTCCGATGTTCCTACCCTAAAACAAGATGGATCTGTTCCTCTAATAAAGATAGAAATAAACTCTAATTTTTCATTACGAGTTAACAAAGTTGACTCAAAGACTCCTTGACTCAACCAATCATAATCTTTACAAGATAATAGATTATAGTCCGGTTCAAGAGAAAACAATAAAAAGGATAGTAGCATAGGATGAACGCTCCGTTCCGCGACTTACTTGCGTCCAGTTGCCTGGATGAACGACAGGTCTAGTATAGACCAGTATTTCTATTTAGTCAAGTACTTCTTCGCTAAACAATGTTCCTTTAGAACGTCTGATTTCTTTTAGTTCTTCAAAGTTCTTTTGCTTAGTTCCACCATCATATTCCCAAGCGTAACCCTCTTCAATCATTTGCTCATTGAGGGACACTTCTGCGTCTCCGACATAGAGCCATCCGAGAAGACGCCCATACTTCCCAACACCCCCAACAAGCTCAGTGCGAATAACGAGATCATCATCCCCTTCAATAGCGCCTTTAAGTCGTTCTTCCAACCAGTGAGTAGCGTCATATCCTAATGCTTTCTCTTCAATATCTTTAGTTCTTTTTTCTGGGGTGTCTACTCCAGCAACTCTAACACGTTCTTTTTTATAGAGATCAAATCCCAAATCAATAGTGACATCAATCGTGTCTCCGTCTACTACTCTGTTGATTTCCACTACTCGGAAGTTGTAGCAACTCTTCCGACTTGGAGGTGTCATTGCTCCCATTTGATTCTCTCTCATCAATGCCTAATATATAGACAACAATCCATATTACACCTACCAAAAGGAGCATGATACTAAATATCACACTCCATACAGGATCATTAATATCAGTTAGCGGACGAAGAAATAAGTTCATGGATTCTTAGGATCAATACCTAAACTAATTAGGTAATCAATCCACCACTGCGGATCCTTTTTCATTTTCCATTGTGGAACTTCTTGACCCTTATTAAAATAATACTTCCAGATTGCCTCATCGATAATCTGTGCGGTCTCCATACTCTTCGTCCTCCTCATCAACGTCTGCATACGGGTTTGCCACAAAGGGTCCTCGTTCTCGTAGAGGTTCTTTTCTGACATAATCCGTCTCCGCATTAACAGCTTCTATCCAAACTGCAAGTTTCATAATGATATAAATTATCACTATTGGTAGAAAACATGCAATTAGAATTAGTGATTTCATTTATGCTTCCTGGTAAATGGTTCCCAGTGCTCCCATTTATATTTATGTATTAAATGTATGCCCATGATGGGAACATAAACCAAAATAAAAGAAAGAAATCCTAGAACAAAAGGATTTTCCATTGCATATCTAGCTATTAATTTTATGTCCATCGATTGTTCCACAAGTTTCTAAAGTAAATATCAACATTAGTCAAATCATCTAGTGGTGCCTGCTGATTAGATTCTGCCCAGGCAATGCAAAAATCAATCATCTCACCGGTAACCTTGTCAGGTCCATACATTCTAGAAAATGATGAATTAGCAAAATGAAATTTCTGCCTAATGGGCGCATCCATTTCCCTTATAGTGTTCGGATTCATAGTAGTGTCCTTTCTTTGACCCGAAATAAATTGTACTCAATACAAATGGAATTGCAATAAAAAGAAGTGCTTTTCCTAACATAACCTTTCTTCTATACTAAAGTTTTCTATGTTTTCAGTGTGAGATAAAAATGACTGAGATACAAACCACTTTGAAGCACGAGATCTAATTAAATAGACAGATTTGTATCCATCATTCCTCTCAGTTCGTATGGTATATTGTATCATTTATTTGCTTCTTCCCAATCTTTTTGAAACAAATCAAGTCCTTTATCTGTCATAATGTTTTTATACATTTTCCAGAATACTAATGGAGGAATCGTACATACATCAGCTCCATATACAGCAGATTTTTCTACTTGCATTACATCACGAATAGATGCTGCAAGAATGTTTGGAGATCCAATTGCAGTCTTACTGTCACAAGCATCAAACCAATGCTTATCATATAGAGTTCTAATGTTCTTAATCAATTCAATTTCATCAATAGAATTGTCACGCCAACGACCAAGGAAAGGAGAAATATAAGTTGCTCCTGCCTTTGCCGCCAAAATTGCTTGGCATGTAGAAAATACAAGAGTCACATTAACATTTGCACCTTCTTTTGAAAGAATTCTACATGCCTTTAGACCCTCCACAGTGCAAGGAACTTTTATTGTGATTACTTTTGGAGAAAGAGGAATAAATTTCTCTGCTTGAGTAATCATTTCCTCTGCGGTATCAGCAACTACTTCAGTAGAAATGCTTTTCAGTTCCGGAAATGATGTAATTAATTCTTTGGCAACATCAAATAAACTTCTTCCACTCTTTAAAATAAGAGTAGGATTTGTGGTAACTCCATCAATCAATCCAGTTTCATATGCTGGAGCAATCTGATCAACCTCAGCTGTGTCTAGAAATATTTTCATGGATTGTGGTCCCTATTGTCTTTAATTTTATTGTAAACCCAGACGCCCAGGGCACCTGCCCCTACGCCAACGATGCAACAGATAATCATGTGAGTAAAATGGTGATTCATGAAACGTGTACTGTACCGATCATGCCCGCACCCTTGTGGGGGGCACACCAGTAAGTATAGTCCCCTGCTTCGGGAAACGCAACCTCAAAGTCTTCGCCTGGTAACATAGCAAGACCTTCATGGGACAATTCGGGATGATTCTCAACAATCACATTATGAGGTGGAAGCATGTTATTAATGAAATGTACCGATTCACCAGCAGTGATACTAACCTCTGCTGGTTCAAATACTAATTGCCCATTGGCACCCATTTGGACATCTACTGCCCAAGCAGGAAGAGCAAAGAATAAAACTGCGAAAAGAGAAAGAATAGATCGCATTAGGTATTTGCAACTACTCTAT